AAAGTATTTTGGGCAACCCAAAAGGCCGCACTCCGGCGGTGATTCAAATGGCCCGCAATGCACTTGGGATTTTGGAATGACTCGCAAGTACGCAACCCTTCGCCTGCTAGAGCACGGCCCATTGACTTACCCGCAATTTAAGGAAATCACTGGATGGACTCCGAACGCATGCCGGTCAGCACTGTGGAGGTTGATTGCGTCAGGCCAAGTGGTATTTCATGGCCGGATCATGAGCAGAACCTACGAACTCGCGTCATCGAGCACTGCCGATGGATCTCAACCTTTGACCGGGACGAAGCCATCCGGATTTTTTATTGGTATGACGAACTCATGCCATGGCTGGAGCTGAGGAAAAAATGACCGGCCCCAGCAGCATTACCCTTGAGCTATTCAATCGCCAGCAGGCATTTGCAGTCATCAAAGAGCAGCTTTACCCATTTTTGGGGCACTGGCTCCAATCTGGAAAAACTCTTGTTTTGTCAGCAAAGTTGAGAAAGCGCACCGCAAAGCAAAACCGCAGGTATTGGGGCAATGGTGTACTGGCTCAGATTGCGCAGCAGGCGGCTCCCGGTGGTCGAATGTACGAAGCCGCGCACTGGCATGAGTTATTTAAACGCATGTTTATTGGCGTTATTGAATTGCCGGATGGAAGTGTCATTGGGGAAAGCTCGACGGAGCTGACAACCGCAGAATTTTGCATATTCTGCGACCAGGTGGAAGCGTATGCGGCCACCGAGCTCGGAGTGGTGTTTTATGACTTGCAAAGCCATGAATAGCACCAAGCCGCCACGCTTAAAAGCCTGCGCGCATTGCGGCTCCAATTTTCATCCCCGACTGCCCATGCAACGAGTTTGCAGCCCAGTTTGTGCAGGTCAATTGGTGCGTGCGCAAAAAAAGGCAGAACGTGAGCAGGTCAAAGTTCGTAAAGAAGCCATCAAAACAATCCCCGACTTGATCAAGGAGGCCCAAATTGCATTCAATGCGTATATCCGGCTGCGTGATGCTGGTAAGCCATGCATCTGCTGCGGACGACCTTTGCCCGCACCTGGAGTCGGGGGAGGTTTTGACGCTGGCCACTATAGATCCACAGGGTCAGCTAGTCACTTGCGATTTAACGCCGATAACTGCCACGGCCAGACCAAGCAATGCAACCGATACGGAGCAGGCCGGGCAGTTGATTACCGGCTTGGACTGATCGAGCGGATCGGACTGGAGCGGGTCGAGGCTCTGGAAGCTGACAACAAACCCCACAAATGGACTGCGGACGAACTGCGGGCGATTAAGCAGATTTACAAATCACTGGCGAAAGAACTTCAAAAGGGCAACGAATGAGCAAAATTCAAGAGCGTTACAGCACCGCCAGAAACACCTCGAATCTGGCTATGAAGCCAGAAACGACGATGGCCCCGATTGATGTTCTCACCGCCGCGGGAATGGCCGCGCACGCCAGCCGGGAAGCCATGATGCTGTGGGAGGTTACGTTCCAAGGAAAAACCAGCGCAAAGCTGGCCTGCATCGAAATGCTGGAGAAAAAGCTCGTAGGTCAGATGCTGCGCGCCCGGTGGAAGGGTGACGCACGCCGAATAGCTATGGAAGTTTTTGCGTGGCACATGCACGGAACGTGTCAGCCGTGTGGTGGAAGGGGATTCAAACTGATTTTGGGAACTCCGCACCTGTCGGATGAGTTGTGCACACATTGCGACGGTTCTGGAAGGGTTCGGCTGCCGAATTCTGATGCTCACCATTGGCTCAAAGAATACATGGGAGACTTGATCGCGCGCGCTGGTGGAAAGGTAATGCGAAAACTTGCAAATGACATGGATTTACTGTAGTATCGCGCTCGGTGATAAAGGCCGTGTGTTACGGTCACAGCAATAAAAAACCACAAGCCCACGATGGATAGTCGCCTTCAAAAATAGCGCCCTAGAGGCGATTTTTGCATTTCCCAAACCCTGCCAGCAAAACCCGCACCAGTTCCTTCATGGCTGTCTCTGCGGGTTAGGCAGGCCGCTGGTAGATCGGGTGTAAATCTACCTACCTCCGACCTAAAGCCCACTAGATGCCCTGCTTCCTCCCTGCAGGCTCTAGTGGGTGTCGGACGAATTCCCCTCCCTGATCAGCAATGATCTTTGGCCCTTCGGGGCCGTTTTTATTTGGAGCCCGCAATGAAGCTCAAAGACCTGATCCCAAAGCGCTTGCGGGACAAACTGCCGAAAGACAAGAAAGAATGCTAAGACCCCTACAGGACCGCATCCTTGTCGAGTTGGACGAAACCATCCCGACTCCAGTGCCTGGACTCATCATCCCCATCAAGGTAAATGCATGGCGCGGCAAGGACGGTGCTATCGAGTCGTACAACCGTGGAACTGTGACTCTGTGTGGTCCGGGCAAGAAAGACCCCAAAACGCTCCAGCCAGTGCGGATGTACTTCGACTCACCCGAAGGCAGCAGGCCAGTACAACCAGGTGACGTTATTCGCTTTTCCGAGCTGGAATACCCAGAGCACAAAGAGAACGGAAAGCGCTACGCACTGATCTGTGAAGGCGACATAGTAGGGGTGGAGTGCGATGGGGCGCAAGTCTAAACTTACCCCAGACCAATGGGCAGACATCCAGCGCCGGGTGCTTGAGGGAGCATCTATACGTGCTCTGGCCAAAGAGTACAAAATAGCCGAATCAACCCTGCGCGAAAAAATTTCCGCTGAAACCGCGCAGATAAAAATTGTTGCAAATCAAATAGTTGCAACAGAGCGCGCGGTTATGTCGCTTCCAATAACCGCGCAGATAACCGCGCATAACCTCGCAGCAAAGCTACGGGCAATCAGCGATAACCTGGCATCGGCTGCACACCACGGAGCTGCTACAGCTCACCGGCTCAGCGCACTGGCTAATCAGGAAGTCAACAAGATCGATGACGCCAACGTGCTGTCGGGCTCCAGCATGGAAGCAATGGCTGGCGTGTCCCGGCTGACCGTACTTGCCAACGAAAGTTCAAAGATTGCTGTCAACCTGTTAAATGCCAACAAAGAGCATCTGGCCGAAGTGCAGGACGACAAACCGCAGTTGCAGACCATCACCAGGCGCGTAGTTGATGCAGGCCGAGCTGGTTATTGAAACCCCCCGCGCCTTTGTCCCGCTGCTGGGGCAAGGGCGCTACAAAGGCGCTCACGGTGGCCGGGGAAGTGGCAAGAGCCATTTTTTTGCCGAGCTGATGATTGAGCGGCATATCGCAGAAAAGACTGATTCGGTTTGCATCCGTGAAAACCAAAAGAGTCTTGACCAGTCGGTAAAGAAACTACTTGAGCACAAGATAGAAAAGCTCAACGCCGGAGCGTATTTCGAGATTCAGGACAAGCGCATCCTGGCTAACAACGGCGGACGGATTATATTTCAGGGCATGCAGAATCACACTGCAGAATCGATCAAGTCTCTGGAGGGTTTTGATATTGGCTGGGTAGAAGAGGCCCAGACCATGAGCCAGAAAAGTCTTGACATGCTGCGCCCTACGATTCGCAAACCCGGCTCTGAACTGTGGTTTAGCTGGAATCCACGCAGTGAAAAAGACCCGGTTGATTCACTGCTGAGAAATGGAACGCCGCCGCCCGGAACTGTGGTGGTTGAGGTCAACTACATGGACAATCCGTGGTTTTCTGACACCACGTTAGTTGATGAAATGGAGTATGACCGCTCCCGCGATCCTGAGAAATACGCTCATGTGTGGCTCGGTGAGTACCAGCGAAACAGTGAGGCCAGAGTATTCAGGAACTGGCGAGTAGATGAATTCGACGCACCAGAAGGTGTGACGTTTCGCTTCGGTGCTGACTGGGGATTCTCTATCGACCCCTCAGTCCTTGTGCGGTGCTACATCGAGGGCCGAAACCTGTACGTTGACTATGAGGCGTATCAGGTGGGGTGTGAGATCGTCAACCTTCCTGCGTTGTTCATGTCCGTTCCGGAGTCTGAGAAATGGCCCATTGTGGCGGACTCAGCCCGGCCGGAGACGATCAGCCACATGCGCAAGAACGGGTTTCCCCGGATGCTGCCGGCCGTTAAAGGTGCAAGAAGTCTGGAGGAAGGTGTCGAGTGGCTGAAGTCGTTTGACATCATCGTTCACCCACGCTGTGTTCATCTCATTGATGAGCTGACGCTGTATTCGTACAAAACAGACCCTCTAACAGGTCAGGTTCTGCCGGTGCTGGCAGACAAAGATAACCACGTACTCGATAGCTTACGTTATGCCTGCGAAGGCGTGCGCAGGGCTCAGAAGCAACCCACAGTAACACGAAAGATCACACCGTCGTTTGTCCCCACTAGCGGGGCATGGATGGGCTAAAAAACATGGCAAAAGACAAATCATCACCTGCTCAATCGGTAGCTGATGAGGCCAAGTCACGCCTGCAACTTGCTATTGACGCGGATAGTCAGAACAGGATCGCAGCGGACGATGATCTGAAGTTTGCAGCGGGTGATCAGTGGCCAACTGCAATCAAGATGCAGCGCGAGCTCGACCGCCGGCCGTGTTTGACGATCAACAAAACGGATACGTTTGTCCGAAATGTTGTCAACAACATGCGCCAACAACGCCCACGCATCAAGGTGCATCCGGTGGCTGATGGGGCTGACGTTCAGACCTCAGACGTCATTGAGGGGCTGATTCGACACATTGAGGTGCAGTCCAACGCTGACCAGGCATACGACACCGCAGCGGATTATCAGGTCCGCACTGGGCTTGGCTATATCCGGATTCTGGCTGAGTACATCGATGAGATGTCGTGGGATCAGGAACTGAAGATCGAGCGGGTGCGCAATCCATTCTCGGTCTACATGGACCCCGGCAGCATCGCACCAGACGGATCGGATTCGAAGTGGTGCATTGTCACCGGAATTATGAAGCTGGAAGATTTCCGGCGCATGTACCCCGGCAAACGTGAGCAGTCTTTCACTCCTTTGGGGGACAAGACCGGAGGCTACCCACGATCTGACGAGATCATGATTGCGGAGTATTTCCGGGTTGTGGAAGTCCCGACCAAGCTATTAAAGCTCACGAGTGGCAAATCTTATTTTGAGGGCGCGCCGGAGCTTCTGGGAGCTTCGAAAATAGGTGATTTTGCTGGCCCGGACATGATCATGGATTCGCGTGATTCCATGAAACGCAAGGTCAAATGGTCAAAGATCAACGCAACGGAAGAACTGGAAAGCCGCGACTGGGCGGGAAAACACATCCCCATCGTTCCGGTGTACGGCGCAGAGCTGCTGCAGGACGGGAAAGTCATTCGTTACGGGATGGTGCGCAACATTAAAGACCCGCAGCGCATGTACAACTTCTGGCGCACGGCGGAGACGGAATTTGTCGCACTCGCTCCCAAAGCCCCGTGGCTGATGGCAGAAGGGCAGGACGAAGGCCACGAGGACGAATGGAATAACGCCAACATTAAGAATTACAGCTCGTTAAAGTATGTTCCGGTGACGGACGATAACGGGCAGACACTTCCTCCCCCAATGAGGCAGCAGCCGCAGGCCATACCTGCAGCGAGTGTCAATGCTGCGATGTCTGCCAGTGAGGACTTGAAAGCCGTGGCGGGGATGTTTGACCCTGCGCTTGGTGCGCCTGGCCAAGAAACATCGGGCACGATGGTGTCCAAGCGTCAGAGCCAGTCGGACCTGTCAAATTATCACTTCTATGACAACCTGACCCGCTCAATCCGCTGGGTTGGTTTGTTGTTGCTCGATCTGATTCCGCACTATTACAACCAAGAGCGCACAGTTCGAATTATTGGGGTTGATGGCAATCCAAAGTCCACGCAGATCAACAAGCAGGCCGTGGATAAAGTACTCAATGACCTGACCGTTGGCCGCTACGACGTGGTGATGGACACAGGACCGGGTTACGACACCAAGCGCCTGGAGGCTTCTGACACCATGATCCAGATGGTCAAGGCCATGCCAGAGCTGGCGAAGATCGCAGGCGACATGATCGTGCGTCAGATGGACTTCCCCGGTGCCAATGACCTCGCAGACCGGATGGCAATGGCTAACCCGCTGGCCCAGATTGACAAAGAAATCCCCGAGGACATGCCGCCCGAAGCCAGACAAATGCTGGCGCAGGCGCTGGGACAGGTTAAACAGCTCCAGCAGCAGGTTCAGCAGCTCACGATGGAAAAGCAAGCCAAGGTGTTTGGCGTGCAAGAGCGTGAGTCAGCCGTCACTCACCGCGAAATGGAAAAAGAAGTGGCCGAAACCCACCGCTTGCACATCCGCGAAAAAGGCGAGACTGACCGCACAATGGCCAAGCTCCATACGCAGGTGCATGACACCTCGGTTAAGGCTCACACAAGCCTGCAAGAGACGCTGATCGACGCCCACACAGACATGGCGATCCACCGCCAGCACGAGCTGCTGACGCATCTACACAAGGATAATAAATGACCACTACCAATCAAGGCCCGTCGAGCGTGCAAAGCAGCAATTTGCAGCCGGTTATGGTTGCGCCAGGAACTTTGTTGGCCGCGCTCGCCACCGACTCCTCCAACAACGTGACGGGGCTGGTGGGGCCGAATAGCCAGATCATCATGCGCCCTGCGCTGACCCGCATTAAAGCAGCGGTAAACGAAGCATTAGCAGAGCGTGCGTGGACTAAGTTGCCATTGATGACCCCTCCTGCGTGGGCTGCAACGACGGTTTACATGATGGGCGAAGTTGTCAGCAATGGTGGCAATTCGTACATGGCACTTGTAGATAACGGCACTTCTGGTTCTGTTGCTCCCACGTGGTCAACTGTTGGCGCGGCAGTTTCGGATGGAGGTCAAAGCTGGGTTCAGTACAAAACCCCCGCTTACGACACATCGACCACTAACCCGATGGCAGCAACGCCGTATACATGGACAGCA